CTAACAACGGTCACTTCCTTTTGCATTGGCAAGAAAAACTATTTCGGCTGTGAGGTTGTTGATTGTATTATGTTTTGCAACGATTATTGCAGTAAGTGCTTCTGCTAATGTCTTCTGACCTGTGAAGTATAGCTCAAGATATAGCCGTACAACGGAGTCATATTTTGCAATGTCAAGCAACTCAATACTAAGATTCTCATTCACCTTTCTCACCCCTAGTTTTATATTCTAGTTATATTATAACCCATTAGCAATAAATTGTCAAGGACAAACTATTTTTGGTAGAAGGTGTCCACTTTTAATGCTCTTTTCTTAAATATCTTTATGTACTTATCTTTTAAGATTTGTTTTAATACAAATCTTTTATATATATCTTTTATATTATTATTTATATATATTATATATATCTTATATACCCATATAATTATATATATTATACATAGAACAAAGAATTTGTCAAGGAAAAACCGCAAACCCGCGCCACATAAGGGTTTTCGGAAGGGTCAAGTACACTTACTCCTTCTCTGGAAGGGTCAAGTACACTGAACCTTCAATCTACTGAACCTTCAATCTACTTGGCCCTTTACGAAAGGAATAAAAACAATGAAAAATCACATCCAAATCCAGAATCATCCGAACTACGGAATATGTGCTAATGGCAAAGTTATTAATTTAAAAAACAACAGGATTCTTTCCGGCAGTAAAGATAAAGACGGATACTTAAGAGTCTCGCTGGATAATAAGTCACTGACAATGCATCGTTTGGTTGCCGAAAACTTTATTCCGAATCCCAAAAGACTCCCAATAATCAATCATAAAGACGGCAATAAGCAAAATAATTTGGTGGATAACTTAGAATGGGTTACTCATTCACAAAATGTTATTCATGCGTATGCAACAGGGCTAGCGAAGGGAAGAAAAAAGGAATTTTCTGATTCAGACATAGAGACTATCTTTACCTTACGCACAGAGTTTGATGTAAGAGCAGAAGAAATAGCTGAATTTTTCGGTGTCTCTGTGACGCTAATTAGGCAAATCATCGCTAAAAGGAGGTGAACGAGTAAATGGAAAATGAATTACAGATGAATTTTATTGTCAAGACGGCTCAGTTATCAAATGACCGCGACGAGAGAAAAGAAGCAATCGAAACAATCTTAGAACAACTTAAACCATTCCGATATGCGCTGGCGAAAAAGTTCGCCAATAAAGGTGTTGAGTTTGATGATATAGCGCAACAAATCGACTTGAAATTGGTTGAGGCAATCTATGATTATGACGATGCAAAAGACCCATCAGCACTACGCCATTTGGTATCCAAAACGAGAAACGGGATTTGGAACTATTATCGCAAAGAAATGAACTATTTTGACGAGACTAAAATGACTGTTAGCTTAGACGCTTTGGTAATAAGAAATGAGTTTGGTACGAAGTCGAGTTTCTATGATTTCATTGACGAAGATAAGAATTTTAACGAGGATTTTATCCTTGAAAAGCTAGTCATAAACGAAGAACTGGCGAAGCTTACACCGCGCCAGAAGGAAATCTTGCTTATGTGTTTTGTAGACGATATGACTCAGTATGACATTGCAGAAGAATTAAATATCAATCAAGCAAATGTTTCGCGTGCTAAGAATCGCGGAATAGCAAATATCAAGAATAGTATTAACCCCGAGGGTGAGCAATATGGAACTGCTTAGACATTTGTTCAATCGCTACTTGTGCATAGATAGTGGTTGTATTAATGTTTTCGTGCCCAAGTAATTCTTGGATTTGACGAATATCCATGCCATTAGACAACAGGTGGGTAGCAATAGAGTGACGGAACTTATGTGGATTAGTTTGCACACCATTAGCTTTGCCATATTTAACTACTGCATTGTACATAGTTTTTGTTGTTATTTGTTTGCCAATGTTAACAGGACTAGGGAATAGCCATTCGCTTTTCTCTTTTCTGCCGCTGATATAGTCAACGATAGCAACCAAAGCACCAACCGCAACTGGAACAACTCGCTCTTTGTCACCTTTTCCGATTAATCGTATTTGCGATTCGGTAAAATTAATATCAGAAATCTTAATGTTGACTAGTTCATCAATCCGGCAACCTGTTCCATAGAGTGTTTCGAGTGCCGCTTTATCGCGAGGGCAATCTTCTGCTGAATCAATAATATTGCTGGTTGTTTCAACCGTCATTACTTTTGGCAGACGCTTTTCAAGTTTAGCATAGGCAATATCAATGACTGGATTTTTATCTAGGTAATCTTCCGCGCAAAGGAATTTACAGAAAGAACGAAGTGTAGTCAGCTTCCGATTCCGTGTTGCTGGCTTTGCTTTATGCTCAACCAGAATTGCTAAAAAACTACGCACCAGTTGCTTAGTGATTTGCTCAATTGATTCGACACCCATTTCATTAGAGAACTGTTCGAGGTCGCCCCGATAGTCGGAAAGCGTCTTATTTGAGCAGTTTTTTTCTACTTTCAGATAAGTTATAAATTCATTAATTTTATTTTGCATTTTTTGTTTTCCCCTTCCGATTTAACTTCTGATAATATTTTACCATTTTATTATCGGAAAGTCAAGAGCGCATTTAAATTCGACGCTTTGGAAGATATGTAGAAAGGGAGGGTCTAATAAATGACTGTAAGAAGCTTAACAGAAGAAGAAAAGTTGAAAATCGCTTCAAAAGAATGGAAGCAAACAACTATATATACAAGCAATCCACAAACAGCGGCGAGGGCAAAAAATCTAACTGGCCCGAAAACCGTAGAGGGGAAGATGAAGTCATTGGCTAATCTGCGTACAGGTCAAAATAACCAATCGCAAGCGGCTACGAAACATGGTGGCTACATTATGCGTCTGCTCGACCAAGATGAACAAGAAATGTATCAACAATTCGCAGAAGAATTTAAGAAAGACTACGACATTAACGAGTCTGCCGATAAGACAATTCTCGAACTTGTTCTCATTGATAAAGTAAGACTGTATCGAGTGATGAAGGCTCAGTTTCAAAGTCCTTCAATGGATATTGATAGACCACTAACGGAAATCACAAACAGGTTAAATAAGAATCTTGACGCATTAGGCGCACTGAGAAAACAGCGTATTAATCAAGACGACAAATTAACAGCAATCAGCATCGGTACTCTTGCACAGCAATTTGCAAGGGAGCTTATGTCGGGTAGTTTGCAGGAGGACTTGCAACAACAAAGGGAAGAAGAAGAAGCGTTCTTGAGTAGAAAGAAAGTGCGCGAAGCCCAAACTATTGATGCTGAGTACGAGGTAGTTGAAGAAGATGGCGGCGAAGAAGAATAATAGCCTTGATTTCATTGGTAAGGATACAACGTCCCTAACTGATGAACAAAGGCAAATGGTAGAATTTTTCATAGCAAATCCAGATGTAGCGGCGGCAAGGTTACTTATCCGAAATGATAAGCCATGTCGCCTAGCTGTGCATCAGCGATTAATTATAAGAGGATTGTGGAATCATCAGTTTAATCTACTAATCCTAACCCGTGGTGGCGGTAAAACTTTCTTGCTTGCGCTATATTGCGTACTAAAAGCAATGCTATATCCACGCGAAAAATGTGTAATTGCATCTAGCTCTTATCGTCAAGCACAGTTTACTTTTGACGAGATTGTTAAGTTCCATGATGAATCTCCGCTATTAAGACAAGCAACCGAGAAAGACCCGACCAAAGGGCCAAACTCATGCGAAATGCATTTAGAAGGCGGCTCTAAAATTATAGCTTATCCGCTAGGTGATGGACAAAAGATTCGTGGTGCGCGTGCCAACACATTGGTACTGGATGAAGTAGCACAAGTTCCTTCTGACATTATCAACACAGTTATCTTGCCGATGATGAACACCAAGCAAGACCCGTTTGATACCACTGGTCGTAAGAACCACTTGGTTATGGCAAGTTCTGCTTATTTCCAGTTCAATCATCTATATGAAAGGTTCATGCTGTATCAAGAAAGGATTGACCCTAAATCACCTAAGTACGATACGAACTATGGCCTACATATTTATACAGTAGAAGATATGCCTCCGGGATGGATGGACGAAGCGGTACTTAAAGAGGCAAGGTCAACACTTACTGAACTTCAATATCAAATGGAATACCTATGTTTATTCCCGCCGGATTCAGACGGATTCTTTCCTGCTGGATTGGTTAACGGTGCAAGAAGGGCATCAGTGCTTATTGAAATTGAGGGCGAAAGGGGAGCGCAATATGTATTTGGTATTGACCCTGCTCGTAGCGGTGATAACTTCGCACTAGTAGTAATTCGCCTTGGTATGCCTAATAAGGTAGTAGCTTGTTATTCATTACATAGACACACATTCCCTCAAATGCATGACTTCATTAGAAACATGGTCAGAACATATGAGAGAAATGGCGCGGAAGTCGTAAGGGTACACATGGATAACGGTGGTGGTGGACTGACATTAAAAGACTATCTTGGAGAAGAATATGCTTATTATAATCCAGAAACCGAGAAGTATGTTAACGAAGCGGCACTTATTGATATGGATGATGAAGAACTTCAATATCAATCTGGTAGAAGGATTTTAAGAATGCAAGTTTTCTCTGCTACTTCAATTAACAGCATGAACTATGATTTGCGTGCTGACTTGGAGCAAAGGAGAGTTGTGCTTCCTTCACAACCGCCATCGGCAGAAAAGAAGTATGAGGAAATTTTCTCTGAGATTGATGATATGATTCAAGAGACAATGACTATTGTTACCACTCCATTAAAGAGCGGTATGAGTCACTTCGATACTCCGAAGCAGAGAATGAAGAAAGATAGATACTCCGCTTTCCTATTAGCTTGTCAAGGAGCAAGGGAGCTACAGAGAGATATAGCTGGCCCACCTGTACCTAAACTAGCGAAAGGGTTTGCAAGAACCTCATATTTAACTAATACAGAAAGTCGTTGGTAAAAGTGGGGAGTTTTAGGATTTATTCTTAAATATAATATTAGAACAGAAAGGGGGAGCAGTTGCAATGAGCGATGAACTACAGAAGGCAAATGATAATATCGTTTCTACGCAAGACTTAGGCGAAGGGCGAAAACAAGTTACCTTCTCTGTATCAGCCGATAACTTAAAAGAATATATGGATATGTTCAATGGCACTGAAAATATTCAAATATCTGATGAAGGCTCTCGCGGCAACTATCAACTTGGAAAAGGTAGTGTAATGAGTCGTTATGAACCATCGGCGCGACAAGGCGGTTATCCGTTTACATCAAACGATTCTCCATATACTCAAGTCTACGCTAACCTACCAATTGACCCACACAAGAAGATTAAGCTAGCAGTTGAGTTATATTTTAAAGAGCCAATTGTCGGTTCAGTTATTGATATGATGGTTGACTTTAGCGCAAGCGGCTTCACTAATGAGTGTGATGATGCAGAAGTTAAAAAGATATATGACAAATGGTGTGAAGAAATGAACATCAATGAACTGCTTGAAAAAATATTCTTAGAGTATTACCGTTCGGGCAATGTAACTGTTTATCGTAGTCAAGATAATGCAAAAGTAAAACGCAAAAGGAGAAAGGCAGTTTCCGGCGAGGTAGATATTCAAGAATATCAATTCCCATCTGGATATTCAGTTCTTAATCCAATGAATGTCTATGTTAACGGCTCAATGTTCGCTAACACAGAGCGTGTTCAATTGAAAGTTACTGATGAAATGTCTAATCTATTAAGAGACTCTAGTCCTACTAGTAATACTATTCAAGATATTCCTCCCGATATTGCTAGGGATGTTAGAAATGGCGGTACTTTTGTTACATTAAATCCAGAGCTAACAAGCAGAATTACTCGCAAGAAAATGGATTACGAGCGCTATGCTTCTCCATTCCTTGAGAGAGTATTCGAGCCTATCATGTATAAGGCAAAACTTAGATTAATGGATATGTCAACTATTGAAGGACTAGTTAACCAGCTAGTAACGGTAACAATCGGTGATAAGGATTTTCCTGCCACTGATGAAGACTTAGAAGCAGTAGCGGCATTATTCCAGACTCCTAACAAGGCTTATACTGTTTTCTGGAATCATACTTTGAAAGTTACATTCCATAAGCCAGAAGGTATTGATACATTGACTGGCGATAAATACGCACAGGTTAATGAGGATATTATGGCTGGCCTAGGCGTAAGCCGTTCGCTACTTGATGGCGGCGGTGGAGGAAGCGGTAGTAACTTCTCTAACTCTTGGATTTCGATTCTTTCCTTTATTGAAAGACTTGAAAACGCGAGGAATAAAGTCAAATATTGGATTGAAAACGAATATAGGAGAATTGCTAGGGAGAATGGATTTAAGTCTTTCCCAAAAGTTAGATTTAATAAAATGAACCTACGCGAAGATACATATATCAGCGATGTACTATTGGCTATGTATGACCGTGGCTTGATTGACGAAGAAGATATTCTGACTGAAACAGGTCGTGAATATAACGCTGTAGTCGATATGAAGAAGCGCAATGATAAAAATGCTGAACTATTCTTCCCGCCAGAACAACCGTTCCAAGGTGGAAACTCAGCACCAGCGCCAACAGGCGGCGCTCCAAAAGGAACAAAGCAAAAGCAAAGAAAGACAAATCCTGAATCAAACAGCGGCAAAGCTCCTAAAGCGCGTAAGGCTACAGCATCTTATAGCGAAGCAGAGGAAGACTATGCAAATGAGCTAAGTTCGCAATATCTTTTTATCGAATCTGAGGTTGAACGCATAGTCGAACAGCACAAGGACGAGGAAGATAGAGTGAAAGAGATTTTGATTGCTAGTGCAATTTTAAGTTTGTTTAAAGTGATTAGCCAAGTTGGTTACAAATATATTGACGACACATTTGACGATGAAATCTCAAATTATACTGAAACCAGAAACACAAGCGCTGTTTTAATGCAACGCGATTTAAGGGACTGGAATGATGGATATGTGATGAAACTCGCAAATGACATTATTGAGGAAATTAAAAAAGCCTTTAATAGTGGCAAGCCAATCAATGATGTAATCAATGGAGTTTTCGCGGCGAACAAATACAGAGTTGGATTAATTTCGCAATCTGGCATAGTCGAAGCCGTTAGGCAAGCATCTATTATTGGGAATGAAATGGTCGGAAAGCGAACAGCTATATGGCAAGCTCATTTAGATGATAGAACATGTAACACTTGTCGTGGTTTGCATGGTAGGTCTTTCGGAATAGCCGATGTTCCTCCTAGACCACATAGCGGTTGTAGATGTACATTACATTTTAACTAATAGGTGGTGGAAGCGTGGATTCTAACGAATTACTGCTTGCACAAGGATACCATAGGATGGATGTAGAAGTTGCCGTTGGCGGCTACGAGGAAGTTCCTCAACTTGACCCTGACTTGATGTACATTAAGTTCATCTTATGTCATGCAACCAAGAACGCTAACGGTGACACATTCACCAACGAAGTCCTAAAGCAAGCACAATATACTCCAAGAAATAAACCTGTAGATTGGGAGCATGGTCAACCAATTATCGGGACAATTCTTGATAGTGAGTACAAAGAAGATGCATCTGGCGTAGGCTTTATCGAAGCAACAGGTGTTATCTGGAAGTTTATCTATCCAGAGCTAGCTAGTCAAGTAAAAGAGAAGTCTGCTAACGGTGGACTAAGGCTATCAATGGAGTGCTATTACAAGGATGCTAATTACCAATTGGGTGACCAAATCTTTGACCAAGCGACTGCTGAGAAAATGGGAATCATCCCTTATGTCGGTAGACAGTATATGGGCAAGAGCGTAGCTCGAATCTTCACAGGTGTTGTATTCGGTGGCGTTGGTGTTGTAGCGAATCCTGCTGATAAAAAAGCAGTATTCCTAGCAGTAGCAAAACAATTAGAACTAGAAGAAAATCTGCTTGGTGAAGACGGCCTTATGTCTCAAGAGAAAGCGGCTGAAATTCTAAGAGTGGTAAATGACTTCACAAGGAAAACCGTAAACAAGCAAGACAGCAATGCAATGGCAATCGCCAAGTATATTAAAGCTTTTGACAAAGCTAAGAGTTCTATTGTTGGCAAGTTCAATACGGACAAGCTAAAAACTAAAGAACAAGTGATAGCAGAAGTTCGTAGTTCTATTAATACTTTATTCTCAGAGGTAACTTCAATTAGCACAGCTTATTATAGAAATACAGCTAGCGAAGAAGAAGTAATTGAGGATAAAATTAGCGAAGCATTAGCTAGCGCATTAAATAGTGAATTTACAGAAGTATACTTTAGGAAGGTCGCAGAAGATTATATAACATACGATGTTATAGACTATTCTCAACCACATCCAATGAGCATTAAGTCTTACAAGACTTCGTTTAGTAATAGCGAGGATGGACTATTGATTGACCTAGCTAACGCTAGCGAAATAATTTTACAGGAAGGAGCTATTGAAGAAATGGCTAAAGAGAATGTAGTAGCTACTGAATTAGAAACACCTGTAGTTGCTGAACCAGAAGTTGTAATTGCAACAGAAGAAGAAGCACCAGTTGTTGAAGAAGCTGTAGCGACTCAAGAAGTAGTAGAACAAGCAAGCGCAACTAGCGAACTTGAAACTACAATTGCTTCCTTGAGAGCAGAACTTGAAGCAGAAAAAGACGCAAAGCAAGCTCTTGCAACTAAAGTTGAAGAATTTGAAGCTCGTTTCGCTGAATTAGAAGCAGATAAAATTCTTGCAAGTCGCCTATCGGATTTAGAATCTGTTGGTATCGTATTCACAGGTTCACGCCTAGAAAAAGAAACTGCTCGTATTAAAACAATGACAGATGAAGCTTTCGCAGACCATAAAGAACTATTGGTTGAGGTTGCTGGTGTGAATAAAGAGGTTGTTGTGGCTTCGGAAGAAGTTGAAGAAGAAGCAATAGCATCAACTGAGGAAGTTGAAGAAGATATTGTAGTAGAGGGTGCAAAGGCTTCGGCTGGTCTTGTTATTGAACAAGAGACACCTAAAGAAGTTCGTCCTTTCGGACACCTAGCTCGTAGGTAATATAATATAATCATCTTATAATGGGAGGAAATAAGCAAATGTCTATTCAAGCACTATTCATCGGTGAGATTTCGCCATACTACTCTTCTGATGCATTGCTAACAGCAGGTCAACTAGTAAAGATTGATACAGCTAACGCTGGAAAAATCGTTGTAGCTGGCGCAGGAGACACAGTATACGGTATCGTTGCCCAAGATGTTATTGCTAAAAATGTTGATAACTTCAAACTTGACAGCGTAACACATCAAGCTCGTCTTGGTGATAAAGTCGGTGTTTATACACAAGGCGGTATCTTCAAAACAAATCAATATAGCGGTAATATCACAGTTGGTACACCATTGTATGCGGGCGCTAGCGGTAAGCTAGTTGCAACTGTATCTGGTTCTGTAGTAGCTGTAGCTGAAACTGCTGGTAACTCCGCTAACGGAGACAAAATTCGCATTAGCCTAAAGGTCTAATAGCTAACTAAAAAATAATGGAGGTAAAAAAAATAATGGACTTCAAAATTTCCCTAGCCCAAGATGTTACAACTGGCGAAAAATTGGACGCAACGCAAGCTTCGCAGTTCCTAGCGGATTTCAAAGCTTCCGCTGACAATGCAGACCTTCGTGAAGCATTTGCGGCTAGCCTAAGCATTCCGATTTTGAAAAGCATTCCTGTTCAATCATCTGTTCGTAATATCTTCCAAGTGGATGTACTTCCAGCGGGTTCGCTTCCTGAATATCCAATCGACTTGAATGATATTGAGACTGCCGTTGTAATGCCGCGCCTAGGTGCAGTACCTTACAACATGGTAGTTGGCGACAGCATCATCATTCCTACATACGAAGTTGCTAACTCTGTAGAGTGGAAACTTTCGTTCGTGCGTGATGGTCGCTTCAATATCGTAGAGCGTGCTCTTGAGCGTCTAGCTGAGTCGTTTGTTAAATTAGAAGAAGAAGATGGCTGGAAAGTTATCCGTGCATCGGTTGACTCAAACAACACAATTACAGCTCAAGCGGCTGATGGTTTAACGAAAGATGCTTTCAACGACTTGATTACATATATGACTGCAACTGGTATTACACCAACTGACATTTATGTTTCACCTAATCGTGCTAAAGACATTCGTACTTGGACTTACACAACTCTTGACCCTGTAACTCAACGCGAAATCTTCCAAGCTGGCGGTTTGAACAGCATTTGGAATGTACAATTGCATGAGCTTCGTTCATTGTCAGATGCAGAGGTTTATATCTTCGATACTACTCGTTTCGGAATTATGCCTATCCGTACTGAATTGACAACTTATGACGACCCAACAGCGATTCGTCGTTTGAAACAAGGCGTTCTTGCTTGGACTGAGTATGGCTTTGCGGCTATCGACAAGCGCGGCGTTGCAAAAATGACATTTGCCTAAGATATAAGTGCCATCCCCTCAATTTATTTTGGGGAGGATGGCTTTTTTAATTAAAACACAAGGAGAGGTATACTAATGGACTGGAATAGTAAATTTGCGGCAACAAATGTAAGTGATTCAATATTGATTGTAGGTGTTCTCTATATAAGAGCTGGCGAGACTCATATCATTACTCCTGCCGCTCAATCAAAAAAAGCTATGGATGCTTTGAAGTATTATGAAGCCTTGGGTAAACTAACTGTTACCAATGAATTTACTGAGACACGCAAAGCAACTAAGGAATCATTTTCATCAATTAGAATTGTAGAAACAGCTAATGGTGCTAATGGAGACACTAATCAACATATAGTTTTTGATGGTCATAAACAATATGCAGAGAACCAAAAGAAAGCAATCAGTGTACAGAATATTGATACTAGCGGAAAAGCAATTGACATTGTTATCGCTGAGCCAGATGAATCAAAGGGTGTTACAGTTAAACAGGTTACTCCTTCTGAATCTAAAGACGAAAGAATGAGTAAAGAAGATGCTGTTGAACTACTTAGTTCCCATTGGAAGAAAGTTCAGTCAGAAGTTAATAAAATGACAGATGCACGCAAATTGAATTTCCTTCAAGTAGTTGCTATCGAACTTGGCGTTGCTGACACAAAGAAAAAGCTAATCGAAACAAGACTTAGCGAAATCTAATACACTAACATGGGGTAGGGATAAATGTCCCTGCCCCTTTTTAGTAATAAAGAAAGGGGCGAATAGAATGATTACAGTTAACGATGTTCTGCAAGTGTTTCGCCGTAGAATTGGCGATACCGAGACTCCTTATACTTATGAGGATAATCTACTTATTGGCTATATCCAAGACGGAATCAGTCAGGTTGAGATGGATTGGTCAAGAGGTATTGGTGTAACTATTACCATAATAGACGATACTGTTGTGCCACCAACCACGACTATAGAATTTGATACAAACTACGAATTGCAGAACATTGATGCTCAACTGTTTGCTATTAAAGCCCACTACATTATTACCTTGACTACTAAGAGTAAAGCCGATAGAGATAACTTTAGAATGGTTAAAGGTCGCTTGACACTGGATAACACAAATCAAGCTGACGACCATGCTGAAACTCTACGATTATTAGATGCAGAGTATAAAAGAACTTTGTTCCTAATTAAAAACGGCGGCTTAGCAAACAAGGGCGTAAGGGTGGAATAATAGATGGAAATTAGAGCATCCAACCTACGCAACATGCTTAAAGCAATTAGTGCCGGAAACCATGTGCTTAATGAGACAGTTAGTTTATATAAGATAGCAAAAGCCCATTGTCCAGATTGTGTATTTGACCCTGTAAGGCAAGAGTCAACTAATTATAATTGTGAAACATGTGATGGCACAGGATTTATCAATACAGAAGAAGTATTCACTATTCCCGCTTCTATTGAGCAGGAAGAAGATTTTAAATACGACTTCTCGAAAGCTGGTAAGTTCGTTAAAGGCCAAATTTATCTAACAATTGACTCTGTTGAAATGACAACAATCCTTGACCCTACTAGCAAATACAACCTTAATGATTACAACCAAATGAAGGCGTTCATAGAACAATATGAATATGTAATATGGAAGGGCGCTAAGTATAGCATCCAAAGTTTTGAGCCGGGATGGTTGCAAGGAAATCTGTATGAGATAGGCTTTACGCTATCCATTATGGAGTGATAAGCATTGGCAACTACAACTAACCTAGCTCAATTAGAAATTCATCTAAGAACAGTATTTACAGAGCTATTTAAAACCGCTGAATTTAAAGAAGAAGCTAAATTGGCGGGGGAAGAAATGAAGAAATCAGTTATTTCTAAAATGGGTTCTTCTAAGTATGATTACCTACAAAGCGGCGAACTGATGCGTGTAGCAAAAGATGATGTTCCTTGGGTTGAAGCTAATAGAACTGGTAGTAAAGCAAACATCGGCTATGGTGATATAGAGGGATGGAATGATGAAACTAAGCGTGGCCCGCAACGAGGAAAATTCACAACAGCAAGTGGTAAAGAGATAACAGTTAGATTAAGACCAGAGCCTACATTGCCATCATGGATAGTAATGGAGTTTGGTCGCCGCCCACAACCTGTTGATAAAGTTCCTAAAGATTTTCAAGTTCCTTATGCACAGAGGGATGCTTCAAAGAAATTCTTATTTGGGCCATCAACTTCAACTCACTTCCGTAAAAATATATTCTTTATGAGTCCTTTTAATATAACTGGAAATAAAGAGGAAGCTAGGACACATCCGGGTATCAAAGCTGGTAAATTCTTTAGAGAAGGCTTGAAAAGTTCACAGCCAAAAGTCGAAGAAAAACTAGGCGAAGCAATAGAAGTATCGCTAAGAGCATTGTCGGTGAGATATGGAGGGGAGGTTCGTAGGCTATGAAAATAACAAGACTAACAGAATTGTCGCTATATTATAAGTTAAGGGAATCGCTTTCAATTAAGAAGTCAGCAGACCTAGCAAAAAGTGTAGACTTTTCACTGTATACACTTAAATATAATAATATAACAACTACATTAGATGTGGTCGTTTACAAGAACGGCACGATAGCTACATCTGGCTATGTGGTTGACTATATAAATGGCACTATTAAGTTTGATACGGCACTGACTTCTAGTGACCAAGTAAAAGCTGACTACTATTATTGTCCGTTTAACCTGTACGATGAAAGCTCAAATGAGTTAACCGATAACTTCAAATATCCAGCTATTGCTATCTATGAAGATGATACGGATACTACACCTTATGAGCTAGGTAATTCTTCCACAGAAAAGACTAAGAGTTATGTCATTCAAGTCTGGTCAGAGCGTGGGGGAGAGCGTAATGATGCTACTGATAGCATAGTTGAAATGCTTGAAGGAAGTATACCTATCATAGATTATAATGCTGGCTTTCCGACTAATTCAGACGGAACTAAAAACACTAGCTTCAACCCTAATAACTACCTCACAGTAGCTATCTCTGATAGCATTAATTATCAGAAAGGTGGAAGTTTAGATATAGGTAAGAAAGCGAAGTTTTTTGCAGAAATCTATGTGGAATTAAAAATTTTTATATAATGAGGGGAGAAACTAACTAATGGCTAATAAACCAACTCGCGTGCGCTATTCCGGCGTTGGTGCATTCATTGATGATGTACAAGCTAACCGTATTCAAGCACTTGGTAGCTCAAGCCGTTTGACAACGGAAGATATGAAAGAGCTTGGTACTCTTAATATCGTAGAAATTGTTGACGATGTACCGCAAGTTGATATTTCTATTGACCAAAATGAAAATGGTACTAATGACCTTTTCGCTCTACTAGCAAATAAACCTTTTGGTTGCCAAGTAGTAGCTGTTCCGACTACTTCGGCTGTTGGAAGTAACGCTGTAAAAGTTCTAGCTGGTGTTTACTACACAGCGGCAGGACACCCAATTGTATTTGAGGGAACAACTATCTCTAACTTCCCAACAGGAGTAGGACAAAGTGTTTACTTGAAAGCAGAAGTTTCAGGTGGCGCTACTGCTAAAGTAGGAGTTACAGGCGGTTCAGTGCCAGCGGGTTCTATTACACTTGCTGTTGTTTCAGGTTCAGCTACAGTTAAACAGGCTGACATTACTGACAGTCGTACTTTTAGTACTGTATCACATACAGACTTCGAGTTAGCAAATGTTGATATTTTTGTTCCTGTTAAGCAATCTGGTTCAGGTGATGTAGTAAAACGCACAATGTACATGGAAAAAGCTTTTGCTAATAACATTGACTTTAACTTCCAAACATCGGGCGTAGTAACTGCTAGCTACCGTCTTGAAACTGATAACAAGCGTTGGTTCTTAAACACAGCGGCACAAATTATTGTAGACAACTACAAAGCGGCTGGTGCAGGAACAATGGCAATCTCACAAACACCTAACCAACTTGCTAATAGCAACTACATGTTAGATGTAATTAAGAATGGTTCACCTCTTAAAGAAGGTACTGACTTTACTGTTAGTGCTGGCGGCAAAACTATTACATTCACAGTAGCACTTACTGCTGGTGACTTAATAAAAGCTCGCTATACGGCGTCAACAGGTGGAGGCTTCTTCTCACCAGTTCCGGCAACTGAGAATCCACACCCTGAACTAGCTGGTGGCTTAAAAGAAGGTCAAATCGAAATCTATCTATCGGACGATACTACAAACCGTGTAACGCGTGTACAATCAGCGCGTGTGAGCTTGCCATTATCGCGTGAACAATTGAAGGAATTAGGTTCGATTCGTCCTTACGACCGTCCTCTACAACTTCCTCTGAATGTTAGCGTAACGCTAGAGATTAAAGATTCAGACCTTGAAATGATGGCTCGTTTAACAAGGAAGAACCTTGCTACTGCTACTGAGATTGCTCTTGAAGACTTGGTAAAAGACATGGGGTTAGTAATTAAATTGTATCGTGAAAGCGATGTAATCCGTGCGAAACTTCCTGCTGGACACCCTTCAAAATATGCAATCAAAACATTTACAATTAACAACTTGATTCCGCAAAACGAGAACTGGGATGTTCGTGTTGATAGTGATGCTTCTCAAACATTTGAGTTCATGGCTCACAACCTATCAGTTTCAGATAGATTAACACCGGGAAACTAACAGAAGCTCTCTCTGCACAATACTTCATGTTCCCTAACTTCATTGCCTAATGCAGAGAGGGCACATAATGCTTCCCCTGTATTAACTAAGGATGGAGGGAATATGAAGTGCCATACAATTCAAAGCAGATTATTAGAGACAATTCTCAAATTCCTGTCCCGCAATACTACAATCCAACATCTGACCAATTTGAAGTTGCAACTGGTCAAGGCGGTGCGCTTAGTACATATGATGCTCGTATTGTGAAAGATTCATGGTCAGGAACAGCTAATATCGTAAAGACATTTGGCTCAAATTGCACCTACTTTGAGATTAAAAATGATGGAGTTGCTGATATAACTTTTTCAATCGGCATCCTTAATTTTACAGTCAAGCAAGGAGAAGCATTCGGAGATTCATTTAGTCCATTTACTTCTGTAACTATTACGGCAACTGAACCATATAGAGCCTTTGTAAAAGGCTAATAAAAAAAATTAAATATAATGGGATTAAAGGAGTAAGGAGGAAGGGACAATGAGCGCTGACAAAGAAAAGATTGCAAATCTAGGTGAGCGAAGCATTACTAAGGTTTTCAAGGATTGCTTGGCTCTACTCGAATTGTCGGGTATAGATAAAGAGCAATTCAGGAAAATCAGAAAGCAGATTCTAAGGTCGGGAAATGATGAAATTCGCAAGTTCCATGAAGAACTAGCGAAGTATGAAGTCAAGTATACGCCGTCTTATGACGAGCATATTGACTTTGAGTAAATCCCAACCAACTGAGGATGCTTTCGGGCGTTCTCTTTTTTTATATCAAATATTATACACAAAGGAAGGTAAAGGAAATGGCAAAAACAACAGCTAAAAAGGAATTTGACGAAAAAGAGTCGAGAGATATTATGACAGAAGTCAAAACAGGACGCAGAGTATTTGATACTCCGCTAGGACTAATGCAAGTACGCTTCCCTAAAGTAGAAGAAAATCGCCTAGCTGATTGGGAATACACTAAGGTTCTCAACCAAGCGCTTAAAGATGGCATCCCAACTAGTAAACAAATGGGAGAAATGATTTTAGAGTTTGGCCTCTGGACAGAAAAGGACGAGAAAAAAATCACGGATTTGCGTGACGAAATTAATAAGCAAGTAGCTGTTCTTGATAAAATGACAGAGGGCAGTAAGAACTTCGATGCTATTACTGAGAAGATTGAAGAATTGCGCCAAACGCTATTTGGAGTTCAACAAGAGCGTCAAAAATTATATCAAAATACTGCTGAGTCAAAAGCTGATGAATCTAAAATGTCATTCTTGATTTACAAGTGTTCTGAGAATGCAGAGACAGATAAGCCAGTATGGAGTAGCTATGACGAGTTCAAGAACGAAGAAAATCAAGAGTTTGTAAATATCATGGTTTATCAGTTCTTGACATTCATCAATGGCTTGCCAGCAGACTTTCTTTCAACACCCTCCGCGAAGACAGAAGTCTCTGACGATGAAGAATCTGACGAATAATTTCGTGGGGGGAAGCACTTAGAGCCATTGCTAGGGGGCATGGTGGCGTAGGTGCTGAGTGGAGAGCAAGATGGAAAGCCAGCACTAAAACTGGTAGCCCCCTATTTGAAGGGCCAACATCAGATTGGAATGTCAACCAAGTCGCACTCGTTTTTTGGAGTAGTTTCTACGATAATGTTTACGAACATCCAGAGCGACCAGACCAGCGCACCATAGAAAATGATGATTTACTCGACCGTTGGGTAGAGCAAAAGTCAAAAGAAATGGAAGACCGCGCTAAAAAGAATACAAATAAGGCAGGAAGAAATTCATCTTCTGCTTACGACCACGACGAAGTTGTACTGTTTGACGACGAGGAATATGAAGAATATCTTGAAGAAGAATATTACAATGATGAATTGGTCGAGGATTAGTAAAGGGGCGGGATACTCTGTTTATACATTGTATTCCCCCCATATTTTTTATAAAGGAGGTAAAGCTAGACAATGGCAGGATTCAAGTATATTATTCAAACCGAACTTCAACTTGCTCCGGGCGCTATTAATAATTTGCTTGGTAAAGTTGCGGCACTTGATAAAGAGATACAGCAACAACAATTGAGTCTGAGCATTAATGCTAGAATTAATGGTCAATCTAAGCAAATAATTCAAAGAGAAATTGGCAATATAAAAGCAACAGTGCCAGTTCATTTGAAGCTGGATAGAACTTCTCTTGCGGCATTCAAGCGTCAATTAGATACTCTTGTTGCGAATGCTAGGAGAGAGATTGACATAGCGGTTCGTGCAAGTACTACTCCGAGCGGTCGCCAGCTACCTCAAGCTACTCCTGCATCATCTTCATCTGACCGCGAAAGACTACCTATGCCGGGACAACAAGCATCGGCGGGAATGTCTAATAAAGAAATCCGTGAATTTAACGCACATACAGCTCGTATGCGTGTGCTTAACAAAGAAATGGAAGCTGTCGTTAAGGCTCAAATCTTAGAAGAAAAGAAAAAGCTAGCGGGAGTTAGAACAGCGGCGGCAGAAGAACAAATTAGAACACAACAAGCCCGTACTGCAAGAGAGCAACTAAGAAATACAGGAGTTGGTTTAAGCAATCAGCTTAAACAAGATAAAATCAATAGAGAAAAAGAGCGTCTAACCGCAAAAGGAACTAATCTTGATGGGATGGAAGCATCTTTAAAAGATACGAATATTCCGATTCAACAAAAGCGCGCTACTATTGACCAGCTAGTTAAGTCTTATCGTGACCTTGCTGTAGCTTCTGGTGAAAACATTACTAAATCGTTCGTTATCCAACAACGCGCTATGGACGGAAGTATTCAAAGTATCCGTACAACAACAAGAGAATTTACTCGTATGGGTGAAGTTGTTGATAAAGGCGAAAGAGGATTAAACGCACTTGGTAAAACAATGATGCGTAATGTCGTTTTCTATAGTGCTATCTCTTTGGGCTTCCAGCAAATTGCTCAAGGTATTATATCTTCGGTTGCGGCAATGGCACAATTTGAATCGCAATTCATGAGGATTCAAAACATTACTAATACTAGAAATCAAACTGCACAGTATGCAGAGAATCAACTAGCGCAACAACAAGGCAGAAAGCCTACTACAGTTACTAAGCAATTTAATAATAAAGATGTTCAAAAAGATATATTTAACCTTGGAGAAAGATATGGCCTGAATCCTACACAGGATGTAATGCCTATTTACACTGACATTATTAAGAGGTCAGATATAGCTAAGAATACTAAGCAAGCTACTGATTTAACTCGTCTAGTACTTCGTGCTGGTTTAGCAACTGGCGGTAACGATATTCAAGGCGACGACCTTCAAAGAATTGGTCAAGACTTTACTGCAATCTATAGTCAAATGTTTGACTCTTGGGCACAAGGCGGAAAAGCAGACCTAGCTATGAAGAAAATGAGTGACTTTGTTGATACATTGGCTCAAATGAGTGCCTCTGGTGCTGATATTGGCAAGTCGATGGACGCTATTCAGGAGTTAGTTCCATATACCAAAGGTGACGGCGGTATGGACTTAAACTACATAGCATCTATCGTAAGTACAGCACAACACTCAATGGTTGACTCTAGTGGCTCTGAGATTTCAAGCATATTGAAATTGATGTTCACTAACTTGCAAAAGACTGACGGCGATGGTTCACAAGAAGCTAGAAGGATTCTAGGGACTAATTCCGATATGTCACTTCAAGACCAGTTACTATACTTGACCAAGCGTATCCAAGGTGGACAAAAAGACAATAAGGGCAATGAGATTCCAAAAATGAGCGAGAACGAACTATCTGAGTTCGCAAGACAATTGGCATCTAGTGGTGGTTCTAGCGGTGGTGTTCGTAACTCGCAGTTCCAACAAATCTTTGCACAATTGCCTGACTCATTAGAGCTATATGAATCTTCACTAAATGCTCAAGGTAAAGCAGAGCAAATGGCTATCGCCTACTCTAAAACTCTTAGGGGTGAATGGCAAAAGCTATTAGCATCTATTCAAGAGCTTTCTGTTGGATTTGGTCAATCGGGTATTCTTGATGGATTAAAAACAATGGTTAAGTTTATGAATGGATTTGTAACTTCGATTACTGCTGTTGTACATGCATTGCAAAGTCTACGCGAAATTCTTCCTAGCGTGTTCGGTGAAAATGTCGGCGGCAAGATGAATAACTTCGTAGGCGGCGTAGCTGGAAATGCCTTAATGCTTGCTACTTTATATACAGGCGGTAAGTATGCCTATGGCAAGCTTGGTAAGCGCGGCGGTGCTGGTATTGCTGACGGCGGCCTAGATTTAACAGATGCGGCTCTAATGGCTTCTTCTGTAGCGCCACTAGGATTACCTTGGCCTAAGTCAGACCCTAATCACCCTGACAACCGTAGGAAGTTCCCTGCAAATGTTACTAGGAATGTAAACAACCGTCTTGGTACAAATAGCTGGCGTGTTCTTCCATCCTATAGTAATGTAGAAGACCCAAAAAATGGATTCTACTATAGAGGATATAACCGTTATTCAACACTTAACTCCCGTATTCCTGTAATGACTAATGTTCCAAGATTCACTCCGGCAGAAGCCGCACCGGGCAGATTATCTAGAGCTGGCTCTGGTGTTATGAATGCTATGAATGCTTTCTGGATGTTTAGTTCATTCCGTAAAGGGCCACAATCTAAAGTCGATGATTATGCGGCTAAGTTAGTTTCTAATGGCTCTGAGGGTATGCTAGGGAAGTTTGGTAAGGCTATCGGTGGAATCTTGCCGGGACTTACAAGATTCGCCTTATTATTAACAAGGCTTTCGATTTGGGGAGCATTGATTGGTGGAGCGGCTTGGGGAATCTCTGCAATCTATAAATATAACGAACGCAAAAAGGATACTCGCGCAGATAAATTCGGTACTGCTTTTGAGTCTACGGAATCAAGAGATATAAGTATAGATAAGATTGACCGCTATAAAGAATTGCTTAATAAGGGAATGCCTTCTGACTTAGACCAATATGAGCAAAATGGATATAGGTATGAGAGAAAGCGCTTCTTACAAAATAGTGCTTACATGCCTGAGTTGCTAGGTACTAGTGATGCAGACCTTCAAGATGCAAAAGAGTTCCAATCTCTTGTTGCTGATTTAAAGACTGCTGGTATGAAAGACCAAGGGCTAGGTAGCGGCGTTTATGACTACTACTACAATGATTCTGTTGAGGGAAAAAGGAAGCATAATGTAGTAGACTTCTTTGACCCTGAATCTGTTAAGGAGTTTGATGATTTAACACAAGCTCTTTCAAAAGGTATTAGCTCCCTTGAACTTGAATGGGACAAAGCAAATAAAGGCGCTTTGGACTATGCAAATATCCTTTCTTCAATCAAGGACATTCAAGATAACTATAATAAAGCGATTCAAAATCAAAACATTAGTTCTTCATTAAATCAATTCAAGTTTATGGGAGCAGAAGATAGTTCTGGCTATTACATGAGTGAACTGCAAAATGTTCAATCTACTATGGCTAGCATGACTTCTCAATATCAAGACTTGACTGCTATGCAGGAACAAATGAAGGCTAGGGTTAATGCTAATCAGATTAACTTCAACAATGCTAAAGCGGCTGTAATAGATGCTGGCGGCGATATGGATGGAATAGACACTGATTTCAATGCCGCAAAAGAAGCTGGTTCAATAAGCGGATTTGCTAACAGGTATGGAGTCACTGGCGATTCTACAGATAAGCAAAAAGCAGAATTTAATTACGCGAAGGCTATTCAAGACCTTGAGCAAGAAACACAAGCTCAAGATGATGCTAGGAAAACTTCTGATGAATTAACTAATAGTCTAGCACAACAATTGATTACTACTAAACAATTGGCTGTTGGTTATGGTGTTGCTTCAACAAACATCGGTGTTTTCGAGGGAGTCTTGAAAGGCGTTAAGTCGCAATTGTCATTAGCACAGTCAGCTCTAAGTATGCAATCTGATTATGCTGGTAAGAAGTCTGCTATGGGCGATGTATTTAGCAACATGGCGCAGGAAGCAAAGCTATATAAAGAAGAAGTTGGCTCTATTCAAGCTTCTATTAACGATATGGTAACAAGCAATCCTAACCAAGACTTCTCGCTTGGCGCACTATATAATCCGGGCTTAGAAGGTCTAACCTATGAGCAAACAGTTGTTAAACAAATGACTGAGAATTTATATGATGCAAAAGCGGCACAAGCTGATTCTCTAGAAGCTATTAATCAACAAGTTGACGCTATGAAAGACCTTGTTATGAACAGTGACAAGTATAAGTCAATGTGGGATAGCGTAAACGAAAGAATTGACTTGAGCAAATCACTTGTTAAGCAGTTAACAGACTTGACTAGCGACAAAGCTATCTCTGGCGATATGGCAAACCTGAAATCAACACTATTAGGCAGTCAATTCAATAAGAGCCAAGATGCTATTGATACAGCTAGCTCAAGAAGAGATTCTTATGTTGATATTATTGGGCAAATTAAGAAGTCAATGGTTACATACGGTGACGATGCTCAAAAACTAAAAGAAGCTCTAGCTGAAATCAAAGGTTCATATACAGATAAAATCAAAGCGGCGTTCCTTGACCCGCTACAAGATATTATCCAAACAGACTTCCAAAAAGCTTCTGATACTGCTATGGATGCATCAGTTTTAATGAAGACAAATGTGGAAACTCTTGAAAGTATTCTTGCTTCTAATCAACAGTTGATTGATGCGGCTGTAGCGAAAATTCCGGGCGCAGAGACTACTACGACAACACCTGACCCATCTTCTGTAATAGCATCTGATGGAAAAAGTATCTTAAGTCTAGGTCTTGGGCCTGTTACTCCTGAGTATGCGGCAAAACAAGGATTGAATACTAACAATGCCCTATTGCCGGGAATGCCAAACATGCCAATGACTGACGGTATGAAAAGCGCAATTGCTGACTACGAGAAGACTCAAAAAGCGGCAACAACACAAAGCAAGCCTTATGTTGTCCCACCAGATGTAGCACAAAGATATGGCGTTGACCCTTACACTGGTAAGAGCTTGAATGCTAGTCCTGTCGCAGAAGGAAACACTGGTAGTGCAAATGTAGACTGGCACACTCTAGTTAATAAAAAGCTTAACTTGCAAACAGATGTTACTGCTGAACAGTTAGACGCTTACATTGCTTCAAAAGTCGGGAAAAGAGATAGCGTAATGTCAGGTAAAGGTCAAACCTTTATTGATGCGGCTAACGCTTCTGGCTTAGACCCTGTATATCTAATGTCTCATGCCGGACTAGAAACTGGTTGGGGAACTAGTAGTATTGCTAAAGACAAGAGTAACTTCTATGGTATCGGTGCATTTGATGGCTCTGCTTATCAATCCGCATATGGTTATAATTCTTCTGACGCTGGTATTGTTGAAGGTGCTAAGTGGATTTCGAAAAACTACACTAACAGCAAATATGGTCAAGATACATTGCAATCAATGCGCTATAACGATGGAGTTCACCAATATGCTACTGATGAAAATTGGGCAAATAAGATTGCTCAAATCATGGCGGGCTTTGGCAACAATGCTGTATCTGGCAATGAATCTAATGTTGTTCCTACAGGCAACAATGGCACTCCTGAACTTAAAAAGGATACAACAGCAGAGGATTTGAAGAAAGCATTCGAGCAGTTCTTAGATGAAGTTAAGCAAAGCACTGTCGAAGCTTTCACTGAATCGGCAAATGCTTTGAAAGGTCAAAAAGATAACATTAAGACTACATATGAATCTGGCATGAAAGATTACATTTCCAAAATGGGTATTAATGGTCAAGGTAAGTTCGACTATAAAGAGTTCCAAATGGATTCGTTGAAAGATGCTAGACTTCAAATTGCAGATGCTATCGGGGCCAACCAAGACTTCCTAACAAATACGCCTAAGTATTTATCTCAATTAGGTAAAGATGCTAACGATAAAACTAAGACTTCCGAAGAAAGACAGGTTGCTAGCGCACAGTATCAAGCACTGAGCAAGCTATGGAATGATGGCAATTTCGTTAAGTCAATTGAGACTAATACTAAGTACTTACAGCTACTTGCTGAAAGATATGCTAAAGAAGCGTATAAAGACCCAACTAAGAACATGTCGGAAGCGCAAAAGCTAATTGATGTTCGTTTAGGCGACCTAGATAGTTTACAATCAAAAGGTCAAAGTGGCGGCATCAAGTGGTATGAAGTAGTAGCAGACATTAACTCTATGTTTGATAGTTACTTCACTAGGGAGAAAGCTACTGCCGCTCAACAGCAATTGTTTGATAACACAGGCGAACAATATGGACAGTTAGTGACTTCTAAGAAAGTAGGCTACAACGAAGACATTGCATTGCTTGGTAAACAACTTCTTGCGGTAAATACAGAGTTAGGCAAAATGAAAGAAGGCACTAACGCTTGGTATTTAGCACTCCAAGATGCTGTAACCTTGCAAGAAAAAGTCCTTGAGCTAGAGAACAGAAAGACAGAGCTTTCCAAGCGCTACTTTGAAATCACTGGTCAAGGTATCAAAGCTTATGTGAATGCTAGAGCGTACACACAAAGCCGCGATTATGTACAAGCTAAGAATAACCGTACAACAGCAACTAATTACTATCAAGACAACAAGGGCAACCTTGATGGAACTGAGCAATTAGCTAGCCTACAAATCATTTCAGATGCACACTCAACTATGATTAACCAAATGAATGATTATAGGGAATCTGTAACGGGTGCTTTCAAAGCGGGGGCGTTAAGCCTAAAAGAATACATGGATAAAATGTATAACCTCCGTGATGTTCAAAATGAAGTCAGAGAGAACGCTATTAACATGGCTGACGCAATTAAAAGCTCATTCGGAAGTAACCTAGCTGATGCCATTAAGTCTGGTATGCAAGGAAGCTTTGATGCTCCGCAAGAGTTTATTGCTAACATGAAAGATAGTCTAGCAAGTTCTGTTTCGTCTCAAATGTCTAATGTTATATTACAGCAATCTGGTTTGCAAGATGTAATGAATAACTTAATTGCAAGCATGGTTGGTTCTATGACAAGTGACGACCCTAACAGTTCGGCTAATGCATTTAATGCTAATAACTTTGGCAGTCAAATTGATGCGGCGCTTGCTCCATTCTTGCCACTGATTGAACAAATTAGCGGTTCGACTGACGGTATCTTTGCAATCTTGAAAGACCAGCTATTCAATGCTCCGGGTGGTTTCAAAATTGACGATTATCTATATGAAATCGAAGGCGCGAAATCAGCCGCCGATATTGGTAAATGGCTAAACACTGGCGGTCAAAACGAAGCTGGTTCGCCTTATCCAAATAGCGGAAATGATACTACCGTTACCCTTCCACCTGCAACTGCACCAACTGGTGTTCCTGACACCATTACAAATCCTATTGAGAGCGTTTGGGATACTACAAGCACTCAAGTCAAGAAGACTTCAAACCCTGTTAAAGATTTGCTTAACGGCGTTCTTCAAATGAAGGGTATTTATGGCACAAGTGGTGGCGATGTTGGTGACACAGAAGCACATGCTCAAGCTGATAAACTAAGGGAAGCATTGGCAACAATTGCACCTGAAATTGCGGCAAAAGTAGGCAACGGAAAAACCGACAACATGAGTAGTTCAGAGCTATTGAAATATTTGCAAACTGCTGACTTGTCGCAATACGATGTAGTTGACGGTATCGGTACAACTAATAGCCAATTACAAGGTGTTATTGATGGAATTGGTGTAGTTGCTACAAATATTCTTGGACTAAAAAGCGGAAGCACAGGCGGCACAACAAGCTCTGCTGGTTCAGGTTCAAGTAGTTCATCATCGTCTAGCGGCTCAAGTTCTAGTGGCTCGTCAAGTTCATCAAGCAGTAGTTCACTTCCTAGCACTGGTGGTTCACTTGGTAACAACGGTAAAGGTACTGATGCAGAGAAGAAAGCTAATGCAGATAAACTTGCTTCTGATGCCGCATTCGTTGCCGCTGAGAAAGCAAGGACGGATGCCGTAATTGCGGCTCGTAAGGCCGCCGGACTAAGTACTGCTGAACAAGAGAAGTACAAAGACAAACTTGGCACTTACCACACAGGCGGTATTGCTGGTCTAATGAATTTCGTTAACGGCAAGAAACTACAGTCGAATGAGGTTTCAGCTATTCTCCAAAAAGAGGAAACAGTTCTTCAAAAAGGGCAACTTGGTAGCTTGATTGACCATGTTGTAAGCACGATTTTTGAAGGCGGCACTCCTTCCAATGGAAACACTGGTATTTTCGGTGGCAGAGTTGCTACTAAGCTTCCAGAGATTATTATGGGTGGTATAAGTTCAGACTTGTCTACTATGCCAATGCCTACAAACGGAAACGGTGGTATTAATCCGGGCGGTATGTATACTCCGGGTGCTGGCGCTTCAATTCCTACTATGCCTAATATCATACCAATGCCTGACCCAACTGGAATAAGTACTGGATTTGGTAATGTAAGTGTCAATGTTCAAGTTAGCGGCGTAAGCGGTGAACAAGAATCTATCTGGCAAGATGCATTCCAAAGAGCTGTAGAGACTGCTGTTGCGGAAGTACAAAGAGCAATGAGGTTGGATAATTTACGAAATAAAGGGGTTGGCTACTAATGGCTAATAGATGGCAATATGGTAACTACCAATTCGATATTAACCCTAGCTCGTTCTCAATGGATACTAAGCTTGTAGGAGACGAATTGCGTACCTTAACGGGTGCGCTCGTCTCCCAGCCAAGCTTTTTACAAGATAAATATACAGCTTCAACTACATTTTATCAGCCAAGGACAAGGGTAAAAGGATTGACTAGTTTCCAGAATGGTGTCTCAATTGATTGTTATAATCAAAAAATATATGTACTTAATAAAGTGAATGATAGGATAGATATTTATAATCAAAACTATGTCTTCCAATCCTCACTTCCATTGAGTGTTATCACAACAAACAAAGCATACCTATGGATTTCTGTAAACAGTACAGGAATTTATATAGCTAGTCAGAGAACATCTCCTGCTGGATTATTTGTTCATTCACTTAATCTAACTGGTAGCTTCTTATCGACTCTGACATTAGCATCAAGTAGTACACTAACTGGATTCACGAACTTTGGTGGATACCATTGGATACTATCAAACAACGGAAATATATATAAAATTAGACCTAGCGATGGCGCTTCAATTATTACATATGCATTGCCATACGGCCTATATTATGAAGGTATATCAAACGATACTGACTTTTTAATCGTGGGGAATAAGGATACATTTATCAAAGTGTACCATGTTGACTCTACAAGCGGAAGAATAGTTAATCAATTCTCTGATGATACGATAACTACCTTCAATGACATTGCATACAACGGTACTCAATACCTAGCTATAAATAACACAAGCTTTTCACTACAAATCATTCTTGCTAATACAGTGGAAGCTGAAATCTATAAGTTTAAAACTGAAATGTCAAGTAAGAAGTTTGTAGATATGATAGACCACTTAGGAATTATAAGAAGGGTATACATATCTAGCTTGTCTATTGATAGGAGTTCAACATCACAATATATGTATCAAGTAACAATGAGTATAACTAAAGTAGATAGGGGGTAGGGCTAATGTCGCAACAAAGATGGAAATTTGGTGCTTATCCATTTACATATAATCCAAAAGAAGATAGTAGAAGCATTGAATCAACTGCTGATGAATCTGTTTCTATCAATGGCATGGTGACTAGTAGAAATAATTACTATGTACAATCATTAAATCTAACAATTGACTTATATGATAAACCATCTTATTACGCACCAGCATCATTCAAAACCTTTACTCCTAATCAATATGTATCTATTGCAGAGAAAAGGTCTACAGGATACTTGTATTGCTTGAGGAATGGCGCGGTAGATGTGATAAATAAAGCTGGCGGATTAGTGCAAACCATTACTCATGCTTTTGGTGGCACACCGCTATGTATCGCCCACCTTGACAATAAGCTAGCTATCTTAATTAAGATTAGTGCATCGTTAGGGTATTTGTATATAACTGACGAGTCTGCGGTACAAATTAGTAAATATACTATAACGGATGCTGATTACTTGAATGTAAACAGTATGTCATGGGACTTCGGAAATATCCTGTATTTACTTAATGGATACGGCAAGATATTCCAAGTTGATTATACAACAGGACAATCTTCATTAATAAAACAATATAATGACTATGCTAGCAATCTGACAAGTGGAACAGTGTCATATACATGTATGCACAGGTATAACGGATACAATGGATATATTAGAAAAGGCATACTAACCTATGTTGATTACAATCAAGATGGTGTTGCTGGCACAGAGGTTCCTTTAAAATATGGTGTTGGTACTATAGTGGGACTAGCCTATGGCGACTTTACAACTGACTTCACAGCCTTATCTTCCACTGTCATGATTAAATTTAATCCCAATGTTTGCGCGATAGATATTGAAAGAATTAAGAAAGAAGTAGTAAATGGTATTGTTCCCATAACAGATGATAAGAACTACACTTTCTATGCTGTAATAAACGAGATTGGTGTAACGCACAAAAGAAATAAGCAAGAACAGAGATTTGAAGTTTCACTAAGAGGAACTATCTTATAAGGGAGGAAATGCGATGCTAACTGTTTCTCAAGCGTTTACTACAGCGCTGAGTAATGTGAATAGAATATGGAAAACAAAAGTCACAGTCACAAGAAACTATACAGGCGCAGTTCCCTTGGATATTTCTGATAGAGTCGTATCTTGCACTATTGACTATGATTGGGAGAAGCGAAATGCACAGGCTAGTCTTGAATTAGATAACTTTGATTTCTCGCTATCTCCCCTAAATCAGAGTAGTGCAACAAACTATGTTGGTGCGGTGTTTGACCCGCTTCTTGACTCCAACCATACTATAGAGATATACGAGGGACTTGTAACAACAAACGGCGTAGAGTATCTAAAGAAATTCACTGGTGTTCTAGGTGACGAGATTGATATTGATACATATCCGGGCACAGTTCAATTGACTGCACGCGACATGTCAAAACTTCTTCAAGATACATATATCTATCAAAGCAAGACCTATTCTGTTGGCTCTGGAAATGCGCTCCCCATTGCTGAGAATGTAATCAAAGATTTGATTCTAACATTCTTGCCAAGTGGCAATATCGTGGTTTCAGTGGATAGTCCAACCAACTATGTTGTTGGTAAACCCGACTCTCCATATACAGCAAAAGATATTAATCTATGGGATGCTATACAACAAATCTCTGATGCTTTCAACTTCTCAGTTATGTTTGATGAAGGTGGAGTATTAAGATTGAAAGCGATTGTTCGGGACTTATCTACTGTTCCTCCTGTATATAGCTTCAATGAAGCGCTAATGGTATCAGATAGAGCATCTACATCAGATTCAGATGTTAGGAATCATGTTATGCTGAGAGTGCAAGGCCTTGATATTATTGAGAAGACAAATGATGATTCAATTGCCAAGTATGGTAGAAGATATTTTGAGATTACTAGGTCAATGGCGAATATCATTAAGACAGCAGAAGATGGACATAGGTTAGTAGATAGCATTTTGCAGGATTTAAGCTATGTAACACCTGTTAATAAAGTGGAGCTTCCATTGTTTCCAATCATCCAAGCTGGTGATGTGGTTTCAGTAGTCAACACAAGAATTGGTACGGATGCCGCAACCTATAGATATAGGGTGACAAGCGTCAGAGATACGCTATCAGCCGATAAGAAAAGAACTAGCTTATCATTACAAGGATATAATATTTTTAATCCTTCTACTGTTCCAGCACCAAAGGCTCCTACTTTATTATCTGGCTCAACTATCTCAAGAAGCATCCAAAACTACCCTAACTCTGGCTGGTCGGGTAATACAAGAAGTACTTATTATCCATTAGTAGTATGGACTCCACCAGTTCAAGATATTAGCGGAAATGCCATAGCTTCTAATTTCGGTGGCTATACAATTTATAGAAAAGGGCCGGGTGATACTGGATATTATCCAACGGCTTCAATCAAATCTTATAATCAAGCAACAGGTACTTATGTTAACTATTGGTATGACTACACCGCAATTCCGGGCGTAAATCAATATAAAATGGTTGCTATAAATAAGACAGGTAAGGTATCGGCTGAATCATCAGTGCTAAATATTACTAAGCCAAGCGATACAATAATTTAACTAAAAGGAAGGAGACATAGCCGTGGGTTTCAAGCGATTTTTAATGTATGAAACAAATAGCAAGGGTGGATATGTTGACTATGGTGAGATAGTAACTATTCTTAATGAGAAGTTAGTTAATATCAACATGGGCGGCGCAAGAGATGCACAAGGCAACCTAATCATTCTTGAAGCAGTAGCGGTCGAAGGGAACTTTATTCCTAAGATTGGCGATTGGGTTAATGTCGAGTGGAGAAATGGTAGTCCTGTAGCTGTAGGTGGAGACAGTAGCGGATTAAATACTGGCCTAACTAACATCAATGAGAATGTTAAGATTATTTCTCAAGGTGACTTAGCTAATGGCGTAGTTAACGGCGACCATATTCGTGCTAACAGCATTGAAGCAATTCATATCGAAGCACAGTCAATCCAAGCGCAACATATCTCAGCAAACGCTATTACTACGGTAGCGATTTCTGCTAATGCGATTACTGGCGATAAGATTGCGGCAGGAGTTATTACTGCTGTTAATATCTCTGCAAATGCAATCACTGGTGACAAAATTGCGGCTGGCACAATCCAAGCGGTAAATATCTCTGCTAATACTATTACAGGTGATAAGGTTGTTGCTGGTACAATCTCTGGTAATCATATCGCGGCTGGTACAATTGATGTTGGCAAGCTCACTGTATCCGCGAGAGAACAAGGTTTGCTTGGTCAATATTTCACTAATACAGGTGGAGCAAATAAGTTTGAGACATTTAAAGGTAGCAGGATTGAAACCGTTCTTAATTATAATTGGGTGGCTGGTTCTCCAAGTATCGTAGGTCAGGGTGATAACTTTGCGATTCGATTCCAAGGGCTTATCTTTGCACCAGAAACAGGAAGCTACAACTTCTATGGTAGAGGTGACGATAGTACAAAAGTATGGATTGATAATACTCTTGTCTTAACCACAGTAAACTCAAGCACAGAAGCAGTTGGTACAATTACACTTGCGGCTAACACATGGTATACAATTCGCATTGACTATTCTGAGAACACAGGAAATGCTTTATTTTATACAAAATGGAAATTGCCAAGTCAAGGCGGCGCTAACGATATTCCTGCAATGTACCTAACTCAATCGCAAACAGTAATTGATGGTGGTACTATCTTGACAAGCACAATTGATGCCGCCGCTATTAAAGTTGGCACGATTACAGCGGCTTCTGGTGTAATTGGTGACTTAGCTATTACTACAGCTAATATCCAAAATGCGGCTATTACAGGCGCTAAGATTGGTAATGCTGAGATTAAAACTGCAAACATAGCTAGTGGTAACATTACAACAGCATTGATTGCTGACGCTTCTATCACGAATGCTAAGATTGTTAATCTAGATGCTAGCAAGATTAATACTGGATTCTTAAATGCTGGTGTAATTAGCGGTGGTAGTATCACAGGTGACAAAATCGCCGCTGGTACAATTACAGGTCAACATATCTCTGCTAATACGATTGACTCAAACCAAATCAAAGCGGGCGCGATAACAACAATAAAAATCGCGGCTGGCACTATCACAGGCGATAGGATTGCGGCAGATACGATTTCAAGTAAGAACATCCTTGCTGGTTCGATTTCTGCGGAACACATTTCAACAATCGGTCTTGATGCAAATATCATCAATGTCTACAATGCGGCAACTGGTCAAGTTCTTATCGGTGGCGGTTACTTGCGTGTAGATGGACTAGATGTAGGTGTAGTACAATCTGACAACCTAATCGGTAACGGATTGTTCCTAACAGCATCTTCTGGTTACGGCATGATTCGTGATAATGATACGGGTGAAGCTATCCTAGGTAATATTTCTAATTTGCCGGGGGCGCATGAAATATGGAAATATGATGCCGCTACTGGCGATGTAATTGGTAAGCTAGCAATTCCAGCTAAGAAGCCAGTTGATTTTGCAATTGATATGAATGGTCAGTTCGGTTATGTAACTGTACAAGGTGACAATACACTAGTGCAGGTTGACCTACAAAACTTTGCACTTACTGGCGATAAGCTAAATATGGGTACTGGCCCATCTAGGCTAATGTACACTGGTGATATGCTGGAAGACATGAAGCACTTCTTCATTCTTAACAATGACCCATCAGATAATAAAATTCCTGACTCATTGATTGTTGTCGATGCACCTCCTGCTTCGGTAGATAATGATTTATATGTTCACCACTGGATTGAACTTGGTAACACGCCTTATGACATGGTAATGCATAATAAATTATTATATGTAACTCAAGCTGGTCAAGGCGACATTGCAGTACTTGATATGTCAGACCACAACTCTACACGATGGAAAGTAGTCGGCAACATTCCGATTGCGGCTTATTCAACAGATAACTATCACGGTGGATTAGAGGGGTTCTTTGGCCTTGGTCTTGCTGTAGGTGGTAGTGCATCATCGGCATATGATTCAGACGGTGGCGGTACTGGCGCGGCAGAAGCAACAGGAGAACATGCGGCTCATGTACACAGTGGGTATGGTAACCCAACTGGCTCAATGAAAACTTATGAGCCACACGGTATTGCTCAAAGTACAGACGATGCCCATCTATATGTCTGTGACTTCAAAAACAACGAACTACTTGTTGTTGATAAATATGGGAAAGCGGCTTACAACGACTTAACTGGTTTACATTCGACTGGTAATATGGGCGAACTTGGTGTGAGTATGGGTATGCCTATGAACAGTGGAAACACTGGTGGCGACATGATGGACATGCCGGGAATGAACAATAGTGGAGAGATGAACGCTGGTTCTCCTGCATCGGCAATGCTTATGGATGGCGGCGGCCCTACTACAAGACATGTGCGCTATAGAATCCCAATCGGTAACTCGCCGGATTTCGTAATGGTAAAAGACGGAAAAGTATTCGTTACTCTCCAAGGTTCTGCACAAGTTGCGGTAATTGACGAGCAAGATATTCTCGACGAGATTGCGGCTGATAGAACTTACTATTCATATATTCCAGAAGATGGAGACTACAGCGATAATCCGTTTCTTCCAATGAGAGACTTGCCTACATTTAGCATCAACTATATCAATGTTGGCCCTAAACCAAGTAAGATGGCTGATGGTGGAGCAGGAAGTCTATTCGTAATTGCAAGCGGCGAAAACAGAGCATATGTAATTGACACAACAAGCCTAGAATCTTCTTGGACAGCAACAGGCCCGAATCCAAAAGGTATTTGCTTCTCAAATGATAAGTCAGTATTCTATGTTGTCAATCATGGCGGCTCTGGTGACCTATCGTTCGTATATTCAAAAGGCCCATATATTGGTGACGCATTCCTTGGATTAGAAGGCGGCATTAATCTTCAAGGCGCTGAGTTCTGGATGCCAGATAGAAGTAGTTGGGTATATGATGCTAGTGGTAATGTTCAGTCTTACTCAACAATTGAGTTCCGTATCAACGAACCGTTCTTGAATGAGGGTGGATATGCAAGGATGGCTTTGGTAGGTAAAGACTATCAATATACTCAAATCGAGCAAGATATTTTCACAGTTACTAACTACTCAAATGGTAATAACCTTGTAGTCTCAACTGATGAAAGACTTGGTTTATTGAATCCAACTGGCAATACTATTTTCCAACCTAGGAATCCTTGGTTAAACAATCCAACTCCTTTATTTAAAGTATTTACTCCATTATCTGGTGGAGGTTTTAGTTCATCAACACCAGCGAGTAATCAGTATACGGTATTATATGGAGATAGTGCGAGGATTACATTTAGCGGTGGCATCGTTCCTAGTGGTGGTTATGTAACTGCTACCTATACAGCTAGAAATAATCTCTATCATAAGCCGCATAACGGTTCGATATTGATTGCCGTAGAGAATGGTTCGTCGCCTAACTTTAGCACAACATTTGAAGTTGATGAATTTGTACCTAAGTTCGTTGTTTTCGATAACCAACAAACAAGTCCATTCACTCCAACTGCTGACGGTATTAATGAAGCATATTCAGGTCTTGAGTATAGCTTAATGACTAACCGCGCCAAAGGTGCAACGGTCACATCTTCGGTAGCTCCTGTTTCTGGAAACCTTGGATTGATTGTGGACGATGCTCAGCCTTATGAAGAAATAGGCGACCACACAGGTATGGACATGTTTCCTATTCAACCGTTTGTAACTTTACCAAGCGGAAATCAGTGGGTACAAATCGACCTAGGCAAGAAGTACATGATTGGTCAAATCACTGTCTCGCATATGTTTGAAGACTACGATAGAAAATATCATAACACTAAGACACAAGTTTCAGCAGATGGAACAAACTGGATAACAGTTTATGATAGCGCTGTTTCAGGCGAGTATAATGAAAAGCCAGTATATCACGATGTTCATGGTCACACCCATTATGCAAAAGTGATTACCTTTGATGCTAAACCTGTAAGGTATATTCGTGACTATGCAAATGGATGGGTATCTGGCGATGGCTTAACCTCTGGTAGCCAGAGTAACTGGACAGAGATTAAAGCCTTTGGTGATTGGGAAGTAGAGGAAGGTTTCGTATATCCTGTTGGTTCAGAATTTGCTGGTCAACAGATGGCAACAAATGGACAGTGTGTAGTAACAACTGATATTCAAGATGCTTATGTGGCTTATGATATGCAAATTGAATTTACTAGCTGGTGGTACATGACTTACATAGTTGGCCCTCAATTTGGTAGATTGAAAGTTGAAATGCCTTCTATGGGCGGCGACCATTTCTTGCCACTAGACGCTCCTTACTTAAATAAGATTGCTCACCGTCATATTATGACTTGGAGTCCATCGAATAACATTAAAGCTAATGCGGCAACTGGCGTAAAAGCTGGTAAGCATAGAGCAGTTATCCGTCAAGTAAGTGGTAAGGTTTCATTGGATAGATTTAGAATTGAAGACTATCAGTACTACGCACGCAACTCATTACTAGTTCAAAACCAAACAACATCTAGTTTCTCTCGCGAAAAAATTGTAGCAGAACAAACTAAATGGTATGTAGGCCAAGGACGACAAGCAACCGAGGGTGCATATGATGCTCCAAGGAAGAATCCAGATACAGGTATTGCAGATGGTAGTGTTCCTGTTAAATATCGTGTTCGTGTTAAGTCTGAGCTTAATGCAAATGGTACAACACAAGAGCGCGGTATCTCATATGTAACATCTGCTATCTTCGAGACTGGTAAGCTACATACGCATTGGAGAAGGTCAGAGTCGGTAGATAGTATTCCTTCAAACAAGCTTCAACAATGGGATGCTAACCAGCCGCATAACACTGGTATTCAAACAGGTCACATTGCTAACGGTGCGATTCGTGGAGCTAAAATTCTTTCTCATGCAATTATGGATTATCATGTTAGTCCATATGCAAGAATCGAAGAATATAAGCTAAACCTTAAACACCCAACACATAGGCACGGTAGAACAGTTATTCTAGTCGGTCAAGGGCCAATGGGCACAGACTTACCAGTGTTCTATAGTAATAAAGATTTCCTTGATTCACTACTTGGTTATGCTGGTAGTGGTGGGACATTTGGAACTGGAAATACTGTAGCGCGTGGCGACCATAACCATAATGATATGTATTTGAAACTAACTGGTGGAGCCATCGCTGGCAACATTACTATTACTGGTAATATATCAGCGACAGGAACTATTAGTAGTCCAACTATCACAGCTATGAGTGGTAACATAGCTACAATCAGTGGAACAGTAGCAACGCACACAGCTCAAATAGCGGCAGTAAGTGGTACAGTAGCAACACATACTACTCAAATAGCGGCTATCAGTGGGACTGTAGCAACGCATACTACACAGATTGCTGGATTAAGTGGAAACCTAAATACGCAAGTATCTACTCTTAGTGGAAATATTGCAGGACTTAGTGGCTCTGTTAGTACTCAAGCAACGCAAATTGCTGGATTAAGTGGAAATCTTGCTGGCCTAAGTGGTAGCGTAACAACTTCGCTCTCCACACACACTACACAAATAGCTGGACTAAGTGGAAACCTTGCTGGTCTAAGCGGTAGTGTAAGTACGCTAACAACTAACTTCTCAGGATTAAATGGAAGTGTTGCCGGGTTGAGTGGAACTGTTGCAGGACATATTGGCTCTAATGGAGCTTCTCATGCTATTGCAACTGCAAGCCTAAATGGATTTATGAGTGCCTCCGACTTCACTAAACTAGCTGGTGTGCAAACTTCTGCGATTAACCAAACTACTGCTGATGGAAGATACCTAAGATTGACTGGCGGCGTACTAAGTGGAAGCTTGGTTGTTACTGCTGAAAACTCATTTATTGGTGTTGATACAGGACAAAGCAGAATGGGCTTCTATAAAAAAGTAGGAGCACAGCCAGTAATCGCTGTAGCAAGTGGAGTAGCATTCCAAGTTCAAGAGTCGAATCAAACAGATTTGAGCGTTGGTATCTCTGGCGCAACTGTTACAACACTCTTAAATGTTAATAGTTCTAGCGTATCTTATAAAGGCAATACCATGTATCATGCTGGAAACTTTGTGACAGGTAACTATGTAACAATGACTTACCTAAGTGGCAACTATTATAGCATGACACAGACCTATAGTGCGGCACAGATTGATACTAAGGTTGCGGCGGCTGGTGATATTAGAGCGGCTAGCGCGAATGTATTTACGAATACTAATACCTTTAGAAATGCTGGTCAGGCTATAAAAGTATATCCTACAGCCAATGTTGCGGCAGGAATCCAAGTAGTACAAGTTCAGGACTTCAATGCAAATGACCTATTTACAATTGACTCAAGTGGTAATGTGACAGTAAGAGGTAACTTGAATGTAAGTGGTAGCACGGTTTACCAAAATGCTACAACTACTTCTGGTAACCAAACTATTGTAGGCTCATTAACAGTTAGTGGAAACACAAACTTAGGCGGCTCGTCCACAGATACAACTACTATTAAAGGAACTATGTTAATTCCTAGTGGTACAGTAGTTAAACAGATAGGTATTTACAATGAAGTTCATAGAAGACCCCTTTATGGTATCGCGGGAGATATGAGATTCCAAACCGACACTGTTGGATATGAAAGTGTATCTGAGTTTAATGGCGACCTAGCTGGCTATGCTTCACCTCAATCTCCATCTGGCGCAACAAGGTATTACAGGCTGTATGCAATTTATGGCGATGATATTACTCAGCCACAAGCTTCTGGCGGTCAGAGTGGAAAGATAAGGCTGTCAGGCAACACAGTAAAAGACTTTAACTTGTCGTATTCTTGGTGGATTCCAGACGCTAGGAGAGATTGGTATAGTCCTTACTTTACTGATATTCCTGCTGGCAATGTGGATGTATACGCTGGCTTAGCTCAATCTGGAAACAATCTAGGTATTAGATGGATAGAGCTACTATACTATGATGTTTACCTATAAAACAGGGAGGGGATTTATTAAATGGCACAACATAGAGATATAGACTTGCCCAATAATGTACCTTTAAGAATTAACGGTGGGGATTTATACCTCACCGAAGGTTCTTTCTTCGTACCAGACGGTGACATAACCGTAAGCGGAAATATCCAAGGCAAGAATATGATTCTTGTTAACCAAGCATCAACTACTAGCCATGCTGTCCGTGCCGATAGAACTATTTCTGCTGGCACTGGTCTTACTGGTGGGGGAGATTTAACAGCAAACAGGTCATTGTCAGTTTCTTTCTCTGGCAATGGCTCTGCTTCTACAAGTGCTAGGTCAGACCACAATCATAGCACAACTTACTTAGGAATTAGCGCTACTGCTGTTGATTCAAGTAAGCTTGGTGGAATATCAGCTAATAGCTATCTAAGGACTGATGCTGGCGGTTCTTTATATGGTGGCTCATATATTGTTAATACTACTTCTAATGCTAGTCCGTTCTATATAACAAGAACTGGTACGCTATCAGAGTCAGTTGGCTTTGGTGTAGATGATGCAACATTCTACCTTAATTACACAAATGATGAAGTTGGTAGTAATATGCAATTCACTCTTACGAATACCGACACTGAGGGAAGCACAGGAGTAAGTGCGAATACTGGATATGTTAAGTTTACGCAATCTAAGAATGCCGGAACTAATATCTTTGTTAATAACAGCCTTGTATGGCACTCTGGAAATTTCGTTCCTAGCGACTATTCATTGACTACGCATGGACATAGTTTAGCAAGTGCAAGCGCTAATGGATTCATGAGTTCCTCTGATTTTAGTAAACTAGGCGGTATTCAAGCTAGCGCTATTAATCAAACAACGGCAGACGGAAGGTATTTTAGATTAACTGGTGGAACGCTAACAGGACAATCTCAAATAAGTACCAATGTGCCTGACTTATTATTGCTAACTAGAACATCAGCTACGCCAAATGTCTCTGTAGCATATCAAAATACTCTTGGTGGATTTTACGCTGGCGGTAGGATTAATTCCTCTGGTAGTAGCGACATGTACTTTGTAATAGCACCAACCAATGATTTAACTAGCGGAAAATTATATGTGAATGTAGCAACAGGTGAAATAACAGTTAGCGGAAATCAAGTTTGGCACGCAGGAAGTTTAAATCCAAACAATTATTCTCTGACTACGCACAATCACGATGCCGTATATCTTGGCATAAATGCAACTGCTACTAATGCAAATTCCCTTGGTGGTATATCTGCTTCTAATTACATGAGAACAGATATTGTGAGTACTGGCAATGCAGAAATAAGCTTTAAGAATGGCATTAAATTTATTCCCGCTGGTGCTTCAACTGCACTTTCTCCTATATTTACAGGTGGAGCTACATATAAGTCTTACATAAACTTTAATGGCGCACCTAGCAGTAACGACCCCGGATTCATTATGCACGAAACAAGTTCGATTGCATCCGATACTAATAAAGGTGTAATCCATATTTGTCCAACTGATGATAATGATAACGCGGCTGATTATGTTACTATTCATGGCACAAATGACCCTGAGACAATTAAGCTGTTTACTGGCGGCTTAATCTTTACAACAGATAAAGTTCAGGCTAACGGCGGTCTTTTTGTTGGAGCTAATGCGGCATGGCACGCTGGAAACTTTGTACCTACTCAGTATGTTAAAAATGATACTGCTGGTCAGTCTGTAAGTGGCAACTTCACTATTGCGGGAGACGGTAATCTATGGGTGGGTGCAACAACAGGAACTAGCGGCGATGTTATGGTGAGAAGCGGCGGCGTTGTTAAGATTCAATTAGATGCTCAAGGCGATAATAAGCAGACTGGTGTCATGTCATATATTGATGGCAATGGTAACGCTCAATTTAGTGGCAATGTTACTGTTAATAAACTATTGGTTAATGACGCTGGTGTTGTTCCGAACTTGAATAGCACTTACTTAAATGGCTTGAAAGAATCTGAGTTCACTAAGAATGCAAGTATCGTTGAGCTAGCTGGTAAAGGCGTAATGGTAGGATTGCATACTTCGCAACAAACCGTTCCCAATATGACTGTGCTTGTCAATGGAGGTATCTTCTATACTGACAGTGGCAGAAGATTTGAAGTAGCCGACCAAAGTATTGCCCTTTCAGCTTCAAGTGCTACCTACGGACGCTACGATATAGTGTACCTAAGAGGTTCGAGCGCGGGAGCAAGTGAAGGAATGCTTACTGTATTAACAGGCACTCCTGCACCGTCACCTGTAGCCCCTACAATACCAAGTGATGGTGTTCCACTAGCTAAGATATATGTGGCGCAAAATATCGGCAGTATCCTACAAGAAAACATAGAGGATATTACACTATGGAGAAGATGGTCTTACGATGCTAGCGAGGACTTACTATATGCACTAGCTCCATTAGTTATTGATGATAATACAAGCGCAATAACAGGATATAGTGTAGTCAATATTGCTAAACCTATTAGAGCAATGGGGTGGGCGGCTTCGCTAGAAATCCTAGCAGGGCAGACGCAAGTAGTATGGCAACATGATTTAGGTATAGATGCCTATGCTTTAACTTATTCAATCAATGTTCCTAACCGTCATATCTATTGGTCTAATAAAACAGAAAGCTCGGTTACTATAAATATTGATGATGCATTAGATTTCGATATTCTAATTGATGCAGTAATCACAGCATTATAATCCTTAGTCCCGCAGTATATGTAATATATATTGCGGGCTATTTTTATGAGGGAGAGTGAAATAATGTCACAAGCACACAAAGCCAGTAGGCTTTTATTAAGAAATCAAATAGTAGGAGTTGACTTTAACTCTGCTCATTTTAACTTTAATCAAGATACTTTTGGTATTCAAAATGGAGATATAGTAAAGCCAAAGGTAACTGCTGTCGCTAGTATTAAGCCAATTGAAGGTAAATTTGGTGGAGCTGTATGTGTAGATGATACAACAACTAACCTGTCATTAATAGCAGATAGCAGATGGGTCATATCTAAGAATAACTACCAAGGAACAATGGTGATAACTACATCAACAACTGACTCGTTTTTTGCTACATCGGCAAGATATGATTTTAAACCAAGGCTAGTTCCTACAGGTAGCGGATGGCAAGTTGCTCAATACAATCATGGCATAGCTAGCTATACTACGGGAAATGTCTATACAGCATCGCTGTATGTAAGAAAGCTAAATAGTTACGATGGACTTCAAGTGAGAATGTTAAATAGTGACGGCACACAGCCTCAAGGTACATCTTTCTATATGCCAGCAGGATTTCCAGTTGGGCAATGGACAAGATTACAAATGACTTGGACACCAACAGTAACAAGTGGAGGCGTACAATTCTATGTCTCTGCCAATGAGAATGCATCGTTTGAACTAGCAAATCCACAAGTTGAAGTCAAGCCATACCTCACTTCATTTGTTGTTGGAAGTAGAGATAATCCAAATTTAACTTATGACGGAGGTATAGTGAATAAGGATGAATTTACTATATCTAGTTGGGTTTATGTTGACGACAAGCCTTCTCCGTCAGGATTAAAATATTTATTTTCAATTAATAATGGCGTAAACGATGGAAGGTTCAATTTCTTCATTGTGTCCTATGGTGGATACACTATTAAATGGGAATACTACACAGCCGCACAGCAATGGGCTTTTATTAGCAATGTCGGTGTTAATCTTGGTGCATGGAATCATATTGCTATTACTTATAGTAGGACTGCTGGCAAAGGTGCAGTATTTATCAATGGAGTAAAGTCCGTAGCAAGTCTTTCTTTGCCTGTAATAACAAATCCATTTTTAAACTTTATGATTGGCACAGATTTTACAGGATTTGATTCTAATTTAAATGGGCTTGTGGATGAATTAAAAGTTGATAATTATGTACAGCCAGATGAAGAAATTTTAGCAATGTATCTGTCAGGTTTTCCACTATATAATCCGTATGACTATAGAGGTTATGCTTATTAAGAAAGGAGGGTTTAAATGCCAGTCGCAACACCTTCATTAGTTTCCATTACAAATGTATATGAAAAGCATTTTAATGTTAACCTAACTGATTTAGTTACAAATGCAACAAGTTACACAGTTCAAATCGCTACGACTGCTGGTGGCTCTACAATCCAATCTTTGATTGTAACGAATCCAGCAACAGCATCATTTGACATATATAATGCTGTTAGCCTATTAACTCTTGGAACTACCTACTATGTAAGGGTGTCGGCATCAAACAGTTCTTCTGTTGTTATAGGAACTTCTAATGAGATTGTATTTAATTATACAGCATCAGTAATGAAGCCGGATACTCTAGCTAGTGTAACTGAGCTTAGCACAAATAGTTTTAGGCTAAACTTCTTAGCGCAAGCAACGCCAACCATGCCAACTGTTACTTATAGTGTAATAATATATTATACAAATGGAACAACTGTTCAGCAGACTTTATCTGGCCCTTATTCTACTGGACAAAGTGTTGTTGTTAATGTGCCTACTCCCGGCGCAACATTCTACTATAAGCTCACAGCAACAAATAGCAATGGTTCAAGGACTGGTGTAAATACAGGAGTATTAATGAATCCTGCGCCGCCATATGATATTTTTGTTTCGGTTAATAAAAGAACACTGACTATCAATTGGACACCAGATGGTGAAGCCGTAAGTTATAGGCTTTATGTCTCAACTGGCCCAAATCAAGCCAATGGTGTATTTTATTCTATTGTTTCTCCTACTACAAGCTATGTTACAACGCTTGATAGCGATGGAGATTATTATATTAGCATTTACTCTATAGTGGGTACTGGTAGAGGTTCAAAAAACTCTGCGTTCTCACCGGATGTTATTGTTAGTATAAGCACTATATCAAAGGCGCATATGAGTTCAATTGTATTAGCGACAAATGCTTTATTATCTATTGATAATTCAACAACATTCTTAGCTCACTATGATATAACGCCAAACGATGTTATTAGTGGCATTGCGCCGACAACTAATATTGCAACTCTTAGACCATATGAGGGAAGATTCGGCGGCGGGATAGCAATAGAGGAAGGAACTACTAATCTACTAACAGGTACAAGCCATATGACAATTGCCCCTTGGGTAGTATCTAACGGTTGGACAACCGCTCCCGCATCAGTTACTAGAACACTCGACTATGGCCCGACTGGAAATCTTGATGCAACAAAATATGTCGTAGTTTCAGGTGGCGATGGCTTTACTTATCAAAGCACAGCGGGTATTTCAGGGGCAACAACGGGAAGGAAATATACCTCAACTTGGTGGGTCAAGGGGAGTGGAACGATTAAAATAAACCATGCGGAAGTCGGAGGATTAGTAGGAGCGAGAGACTCAGGCTATAGTCCAAGTATCATTCTTACTAGTCAGTGGCAACCAATAAGCCTCACAGCCGCATTAGTTGATAATGATAGAACTTCGTTGCAAGCTAGGCTTAGAGGTAGCGGTAATATAACTATGTATGTATGGCAACCTCAATTTGAACAACAGCCTTATAAGACTTCTTTTGTTAATGGTACTAGAGCTGATGGGCAGTTGAGCTATCCTATATCATCACTTGGTATGAGTCCAGTTGAAGGAACACTTTCATTTTGGGCCAAGTTGCCTTATAGCTTACCATATACTTCGTCAGCTTATCAGTATCTATATATGTCAACAGCATCGGGATACGCTGGCGATAAGTCGCTTAATTTTTGGGCGCAAAATAACGGATATAACGATAGGATTATCGGCAGTCATTGGGTGGGCACAGATAATGTTGCAAACCATCTTCCGATAACTACTTCACAGGTATCTAACTATAATAACGGTGGATGGAACATGTATACAATTACATGGAAGAATCCAAATGGCTATAAGGTGTATATCAATGGAGTCTTAGCTGGCTCTGCCGGAAATGGCAAGACATTAAGGCCATTTGACTCAACAACATTAGATATTAAAGGAATGCTCCTTGATGAACTTCGCATAGATGGAGTCGAAAGAAGCGCAGAAGAAATACTAAGCTGGTATCATTCCAATTTTCCGTTTATGCCAAGGGGAATTTACACCGTTGCTTATTAAATATATTATTAGAAAGGAGAAGGTCAAATGTTATTAAAGAAACAATTGCTTAGTGCAGACAATCTCAACGCCGCTTTCTTATCAACAATAGCTACAGGCAATGCTTCGATTCAGAGCAGTCTTGCAGTCAGTGGCGGCGTAGTGTCACTAAAAAATACCATCTTCACTGACAATGCAAACAGTGGCTATCTTCGTATCGACCCACAAGGCAACAGTATAGTAGTATATGACGGAGTTAATAATCAGCAGTTCTCAGTCTTTAGTTCAAGTGGCTCAGAATATACTTACTTGACTACGATTAACGCCGCAAGTAATCAGTCTTATGGTCTAATTGATACTTCCGGCACTAGCGTTGACCATTTGGAAATCAATACTAGTAGTGGTAAGCATATTAAAATCAGCCAATCTGGTATACAGTGGGGTAAAAATGGCGTAGCCACAGATAACTTTCATATAGTTAATGATACTACTGGTAGTGGTCGTGGCTTTAGACTATACAATGGCAATGTAGGCGCTGGCACACAGCTATTAACGATTCTAGCAAACGGCAACATGGGTATTAAAACACAATCACCCGCTTACCCATTACATGTAGTTGGTGATGCCTATGTCACTGGTAATGTTCGAGTAGCTGGTCAAGGCCAATTGCTGTTCCCTGAATACGGTGGTGGTTTTAATATGACCGATACTTCTTGGGTTCGTGTTGTAGGTGGAAAAGGCTTCTATATGCCATCCAATATATTTAGAACCGATGGTACTCTGCAAGTCGGCAATACGGGAGCAACGCTCAATGTGGTAGCTGGCGGCAACTTAACCTTTGATACTAATGTTATCTATGGTGACGCAACAAATAACCGTGTAGGTATTAATACAACTCCTGCATACCCGCTTGATGTTCTTGGTGATACAAGAATTAGCGGTAATGGAATCATAACTAGTAATCTAACTGTAGCTGGCGGTATTAAATCATATAATATAGCAGATACAAGTACGGCTGGATGGGTAAAATTAGGAACATTAACAATGCCGCAAGGTGGATATACTGCACAGATTAGAATATTCGGTGGTTCG